AATATGGCGAGACCGGAGAGACGGAGGAACTTACGGGACGGGAGTCGATCGCATTCGATTTTATTGCGGATGATATAAATAGGGCAAAAGCGGCGTATGACGAGAGATGCGCAAAGAACCAGCGCAACATAAAAAAACGATATGCACATCATGATGGTACGACCGTATACGATGGTATACGTTCGAATACGACCGTATACGAAACGCACCAAACCAAAGACAAAACCAAAGACAAAACCAAAGACAAAACCAAAGACAAAACCAAAGATAATTCACTCCCACCTAACGGTGTGAGTGATACGCGCGCGAAGCGCTTCACACCACCATCCGCTGATGATGTATCCGCCTATGTTCAGGCGCAGGGCTATCACGTCAACGCAGATCGCTTTGTCGCCTTCTACGAGCAAAAGGGGTGGATGGTAGGCAAGAACCGCATGAAAGACTGGAAAGCCGCCGTGCGGAATTGGGAGACGAGGTGGAAGGAGGAACACGGCGATGGACATAACGGCGATGCTGGAGCACCTGCGAAAAAATGGAATATCCCCGGAGAAGTCGTACTTTGAGTGCCCGGTCTGCGAGGACAGGGGCTATACGGCCACACGCAGCGCCACCGGGGAGCTTGTGACCCGTATCTGCCCTTGCCAGATATGCAAGGACAACCAGCGGCGCATTGCGCGTAGCGGGCTATCCGGTCTGCTGGAAAGCTGTACGCTGGATACGTACCAGACGGCGGAGCCGTGGCAGAAGCAGGCAAAGCAGATGGCCGAGGCGTATATCACGGATTGGCGCGGGAAGTGGTTTTATGCCGGTGGGACCCCCGGCAGCGGGAAAACGCACCTGTGCACGGCGATCTGCGGGAAGCTGATGGAGGCAGGCTTGCCGGTACGGTATATGCAGTGGCGGTCGGACATTCCATCCATCAAGGCAAAGGTAAACGATGCGGAGCTGTACGCCGATGCCGTTGGAAGGCTGAAAACTATCCGTGTGCTTTACATCGACGACTTTCTCAAGGGAAACGTGACGGAGGCTGACCGGAACATTGCCTTTGAAATACTCAACGCACGATACATAAAGCCGGAGTGTGCCACGATCATCAGTTCCGAGCGGACGATAGGACAGATATTGGACTGGGACGAGGCGATAGGATCCCGCATTGCGGAGCGCGCGAAGGGCTTTACCATGAGCGTGACGGGCAGCGGAAAGAACTGGAGGTTGCGATGAACGACGGCGCATGGAAGATCGCGTCCGGCAGGCTGTGCGTGGCCTGCTTGCAGGAGATGGCGGCGGAATACATCATCGAGCCAGCGTTCCACGGCTGGGCGCGGGGCGTGTGCCAGCGCTGCGGGAAAGACCAGAAACTGACGACGTTCAAGCGTTACACCATGAGCAAGCGCGGACTGGAGAAAAGAGGGTTGTTGGATGAACAGTGATGATCTGATGCGGCTGGGGCCTGCGGCGCAGAAGCAGATCATGGAGAAGATGCGCAAGCCCGGAAAGTACAAGGCGCAGAAGACGCGGCGCGGCAAGCTGACCTTTGACAGCAAGAAGGAGGCGGAGCGCTACGACGCCCTGATGCTGCTGCAAAAGGCCGGGGAGATACGGGGGCTGAAATTGCAGGTGCGGTACTGCTTGCAAGAGGCGTACACGACGTTTGAGGGCGACCGCGTGAAAAGTATCGACTACGTTGCGGACTTCGTGTACGAGCGCAGAACGGCTCCTGACAGCTACGGCCAGCGGTACTGGCTGCCGGTGGTGGAAGACGTGAAGGGGCTGCGTACCAGCGAGTACGCCATGAAAGCGAAGCTGTTCCGCAGCCGGTATGGCTTTGCCATACGGGAGGTGTGACGTGGAGCGCGTAAACCAGCCGCTGACGAATGAGGCGGCGAAGAAACTGATGGCGCTGGACGCGCAGGACAAGGAGATACTGACCTACGAAAAGCTGGACGAATGGTACACCGCATGGGGCGGGAGTTGCTACGTCAGCTTTTCCGGGGGCAAGGACAGCACAGTGCTGGCGTACTTGGCGGCACGGTATCTGTCGAGTTTCAGGACACCGCCGTGGGAGTTGAATCTGGTATTCGTCAACACGGGGCTGGAATATCCTGAAATTCAGAAGTTTGTCAACGAGTACGCGGATTGGCTGCGGAGGGAGTTTCCCCGCGTGACCGTCAACTTACACCGTCTGCGCCCAAAGATGAACATTCGGCAGGTCGTGCGAAAGTACGGGTATAGCATCGTGAGCAAAGAGGTTGCGGGTAGTGTATACGAGGCGCGGAAAAACCCAAATTGTGTTCGAGCTAAAAAATTGCGCGGAGAACTTCTCGATAAGGAGGGCAAGACCTCTGCGTATAACTGTGATAATTGGGCATTTCTGCTGGACGCACCGTTTCCAATTTCAGATAGGTGTTGCCATGTAATGAAAAAGGCATCTGCGCATAGATACGATGGGGAAACAAAAGAAAAACCAATGGTTGCGACAATGGCAGATGAAGGCAGACAAAGATTCCAGAAATGGATTGCGACAGGTTGCAACGCCTTTGAGGGCAAACGCCCGATGGGAAAGCCCATGAGTTTTTGGACGGAACAGGATGTGCTCCGGTTTATCGTGAAGCGTGGGCTGCCCTACGCCAGCGTGTACGGCGACATCGTGGCCAGCGACGGCGAGAACGACTACGGTGCGACGCTGATCGACTGCAAGTTGCACTGCACGGGATGCCAGAGGACGGGCTGTATGTTCTGCGCGTTTGGGGCGCACCTCGAAAAGGGAGAAAACCGTTTTGAACGTATGAAGCACACACACCCGAAGCACTATGCGTTCTGTATCGGCGGCGGGGCGTTTGACACGGACGGACTGTGGAAGCCCACAAAGGACGGCCTCGGTTATGCGCGGGTGCTGGATTATATCGGAGTGAGGTATTGAGATGGGTAAGCAGCATTTGAGCCGGGACGACCGGATTTTTATGGACGGCAAGCGGCGCGGTACGCAGGAAAACATGGACATGGTGGCGATGGCGCTCATCGACAAGTGCGGCTGGCACGTTCAGGAGGAGACACCGGACAGCCGGGACACCCACAGCATCGCGTACCTGTACGAGTGTCTGGAAAAGATCACACAGGAGATCAACGAAGGCCGCATCAAGCGGAAGCACATCAAGGACGTGCTGAAGGACGAGTGCGGCGTTGTGTTTGGAGATTAGGAGGTGATTTAGGTGAAACATTTAGGCGATATTACGAAAATAAATGGGACAGAGATTGAACCCATTTGGTGTATTACAGGTGGTTCACCTTGTTAGACAGGATCTATCCATCGCCGGGAAACGCGCCGGTTTGGCGGGAGCGCGAAGCGGCTTGTTTATGGAGCAGGTGCGCATCGTAAAAGAAATGAGAGCGGAGGACAAACGGAATGGACGGACAGGTAACATGGTCCGACCTCGGTATCTCGTTTGGGAGAACGTTGTCGGAGCATTCAGCAGCAACACAGGAAAAGACTTCCACGCCGTGCTGGAAGAAATTGCGCGTATCGCAGAACCAGGATTTTCTTTATCTGGACTGCCGAAAAAGTGGAAATGGACAAAGGCAGGAGCCATTGACGGTGATGGGTGGTCTATCGCTTGGCGAACTCACGACGCTAAAGACTGGGGAAAAACCATCCGAGACAGCCGTACAGGAAATGTTATCCGTCTGGGGACCCCACAGCGTCGCCGAAGAATCTCGGTTGTCGCAGATTTTGGAGGTGAATCCGCTGCCAAAATACAATTTGACAGCGAAAGCGTGTCTGGGGATATTACGGAGAGCGGAGCGGCGGGGGAAAGACCTGCCGGAGCGGCTGAAGCAGGTGCTTCTTATGCAGTCCGCATCAGGGGGGGCTGTGACGGAGGAGGAAAAGGCGCGTTAGTGCAGACGGAGAAAAGCGGAACGCTTGGAACCGGCAACGACCAGACGATTTTTACGCCCACGCCTATAAACCTGATGGTGGCTACGCGCTGCAAAGCGTTAGGGCGCGGAACAGGATTTGGCGTAGGAGAACCGGGCGACCCGGCGAACACCATTTCTGCCGCACATTCGCATGGCGTATTTGCAACGGCTATCCCCATCAACGACAAAGCCACCAGATGGCAGGGCGGCGGAGAGAGCCGCAACCACGATGGCAGCGGCAACGGTCTTGGCATCGGCAAAGAGGGCGACCCATCCCCCACGCTGACCGCCGGCGACCGCCACGGGGTAATGTGTATGAATCCTTGGGATGCACAGAGCGCAAGAGTGTACGATCAGGATGGTGCATGGCACAGCCTGAATGCCAACGAAAACGGCGGCATGGCACGGGACAGCGTACTGTGTGCTGGGTTTAAGGCCGGACAGGGCGCACAGGCGGGCGGTATCGGGTACAGTGAGGAAGTATCGCCCACGCTGGCGGCGGCGCCCAGCGGGACGAACCAAACCCCAGCGGTGGTGGCGCTGGACATGTCACACGCTTGTGACGTCATCCGTGAGTGTGGGGAGTAGGCACCCAGTTTGCAGGCTCGAATGGGGACAGGCGGAAACCAAGTGCCGCTGACATACCAAGATGTGACAGGTACGCTTTCCCCCGGCGCTCACGCAGGGAGCTACAACGGGCAGGACGCATACAACGATATGCTGGTGTGCGGGGCAACACCGGATGTGGCACACGCGCTGCGGGCAAAGGCGAACTGCTCTTATCGGGAGGATGCGGAGACATACCCGGTGCAGCACATGGTGGTGCGCCGATTGACGCCGTTGGAATGTACACGCTTGCAGGGATACCCGGACGGATGGGTGGACATTGGCGACTGGACGGATGAGAAGGACAAGAAACACAAGGACGCGGACAGCCCGAAGTACAAGGCGCTGGGCAACTCCATCGCCCTGCCCTTCTGGGACTGGATGCTGCGGCGCATGGCGCGGTATCTGCCGGAGGACGCGACGCTGGGAAGCTTGTTTGACGGCATCGCGGGCTTTCCGCTGATCTGGGAGCGCATACACGGCAGAGGCACGGCGCGGTGGGCAAGCGAGATCGAGCCGTTTCCTATCGCTGTGACAAAGAAACATTTTCCAGAGGAGGAATGACCATGTACATTGGCGAAACCTACAGCTGGGAGCCAACCGCTTTTATGGAAAACGGCTGGCGTGATGGGAATAAGAACCACAAAAAGGATGCCGTCCATTGGCGCGTCGTCTACATCAATGAGGCGCACCGCTACTTTACGGCGGAGGCGGATATTAACGGGAATAAGCTCAGAGAGAGCTTTAAATTTTAGGAGGTAAAGATGGACGCTTTAGAATTTTTGAGAGAACGGAAGAGAATGTGCAACTTATGCAAGCATTGCGAGGGCTGCCCACTTGAAAGAGCTGGATGTGGCCTTGGCACCAGCGCATCCGATGAAGAGTACGAGAAAATCATTGCTGACGTTGAGCAGTGGTCGAAGGAGCACCCGCGCAAGACGCGGCAGAGCGTGTTTCTGGAGCAGTGGCCGAACGCTCAGACTGGTAATGGGGTTCTTTTCTGCCCTAAAAACGTGGATACGAAATTCCGATGCTGCATCACAGTTAAAAGGTGCAATGACTGCCGCCGAGAGTTCTGGATGACGGAGGTAGAGTGATGGTTTCAGACGAAGCATTGAAAAAGTTGCAAGAGCAAATTGCGGCGTGGCCGATGGCGCAGCGATTCGTGGTGCAGCAGCTCATCGAGGACTACCGGATGGATCGAGAGGATCTGCGCGCCTACGAGGACACGAAGCTGACGCCGGAGGAAATCGACATGGATCAAGAAGCCGCAGAGCAGCTTCGCCGTCTGTGCCGAGACTGCGATCTTGACCGGTTGGAGGAACTGGCCGAGGCCAACAAGGACGGTCGGCTGGTGGTGCTTGAAAAAGGGGAAAATCATGGATAGAGATATTAGAAGAACTCTTGCTCGCAAATATAACGGGATGAAGCAGCGATGCTACAATCCGAAAAACTCTGAATATAAGAATTACGGCGCGAGAGGAATCGGAATTTGCGAAGAGTGGCTTTCAAACCCTGATTCGTTTTTTGAATGGGGAATTTTAAACGGGTACGAAAAAGGGCTGACTATCGACAGGATAGATGTCAATAGGGGATATGAACCCGAGAATTGCAGATGGGCTACTATGGCAGAGCAACAGTCAAATAAGCGTTCAAACGTAATGGTTGAGTGTAACGGAGAAATGGTAACTCTGGCTGAAGCAAGTAAGCGCATCGGAATCAGCGAATCAGCGGTATGGATGAGAATAAAACGCAAAATCCAAGTTGACATGGAGCCATACAAGTGGGAAAAGCCTGTAATTCGAGATGATGGGGCAATCTTTCATAGCGTGAAAGAAGCAGCTAAAAGCGTAGGGGTACACGATACAAAAGTTTCTGCCGTTTGCAAAGGGAATCGGAAAACAACCGGCGGACATTCATTCCGGTTCCTCACCCGCGAGGAGGCGGAGAAAGCATTGGAGGCGATGAAGGATGAGTAAGGCTGTTATGCTGAGCATCCGCCCGAAGTGGGTGGAGAAGATCGCCAACGGCGAAAAGACCATCGAAGTCAGAAAGACCAGGCCAAAGCTGGAAACGCCGTTCAAGGCGTACATCTACTGTACGATGCCTGACGCGAAGGACCCGCACAACATTCTTGAGCTGCACGGTGCAGACGGGAAAATCCGCAAGGCTAACGGCAAGGTCATTGGGGAGTTTGCCTGTGAGCGGATTGTCCCGATCACATACGATGGCGGCAGGCTATGGTGTCCAACAAATGCCGCCTTTTCCCCTGCGACGTGCTTATCTCAGGCAGAAATTATAGCTTATATCGGCGATAAGGGGCGTTGTTACGGCTGGCATATCTCCGACCTGCTGATCTATGACCAGCCGCGGGAGCTGACGGCGTTTCGGCGGCTTTGTCCTAATGACCTATGCTGTGAGGCCTGCGCCATGTACAGCAACAACAACGGTATCTGCAACAATGGGGCTTTGCCGCTTCGCCGCCCGCCCCAAAGCTGGTGCTATGTGGAGGCAATGTGATGGGACGGCTGTGGGATTACTGCGCGTTCTGCGGAAAGCGCATCGAAACGGGAGAAATGTGCTACGGTTTGCCAAACGGAGAGTGCGTATGCACAGATTGCTGTGTTGCAGAAAACGAGGGCGTGGCTGTATCCAACGGGGATGAAGAACAGGAGGACAACAATGGCTGAATACATCGAGCGCACGGAAGAACTCATGCTTGCCATGAACGCCGGCGCGAGAGCAATCGAGAACACAAGGCGCTATCATGGTGCTGTTTACACCAAGGATGTATTTTCGGAGAGCCCACAGGAAATCCCGTACTTGCTGGCTGCTAAGGTGTTGCGGGAAGTAAGTGATACTCCCGCCGCTGATGTGGCCCCGGTGGTTTGGATTCCGGTAACAGAGCGGTTGCCAGAAGATCGTAGCGATGTCCTCGTTGTTGCTTACTGGCACGAAAGATGGGGCGTTTATATGGGCTGGTGCGCTCCCAAAAGGGCGGAATGGAGTGTTCATATCGGGATTGGAGATCGAAATGATGTCGCCGTTACGCATTGGATGCCGCTTCCAGAGCCGCCAAAGGGGGTGACCGACAATGGTTAAGGCGAAGGTCTATCTTAAATCCGGCCAATGCTTTGACACTGTTGCCGAAAAGATTGTGTGCAAGTATAACACCCTTACAGGGGAATTAACTTCGTTTAAGTATGAAGGTGCTGCTGAGTTCCCAATCTATCTTGATGTTACGCAAGTCGTTGCTGTTGTGCAGCTTCAGGACAATGAATGCGGAGGTGCTGATGATGCCGAAAGTGTTGACTAACGGGAAAATTAAGGCCGGTGCATACCGGTTTAGCGACAAAAGACGCGTTGCCTTATGTGTAGAAGAAGGTAACGCAATCACAATTTGCGGTTATTTTACCAGCGAAGAACACGCGAAGTTTTTCATGGATAAGGTAGCGGAATGTGTTGGTCAAAACGTGGACTGCGGAGGTGCGGACGATGCGGCTGATTGATGCGGATAAGCTGTGCGATATGCTTTATGACAACGAATTTGCAATGCTTTGCCCATTGGACGAGGTAAGTGGAGTGGTCGACGCTTGCCCCACCGTCGACGCCGTGGTCGTGACGCGGTGTAAGGACTGCAAGTGCTGTAGGAAACTAAACCGGAAAGACAGGATTGAAGAAGCGTATGCCGAGGGCGTTTTGTGGTGTAAGAACCAATCGGATGGTGTGTGGCCTGACGATTTTTGCAGCTACGGCGAGAGGAAGGACGGCGGCAATGAAGATCGGTGATACCATCCGGGCGCGGTTTATGACGCTGCCGGAGACGTTTTCCGGAATGGGAGCAAGCATCGACACGAAGTACCCAGTGCGTCGTGCTACGGTGGTGTATGTGCATCCAAAGGGGCGCTACATCGTGGAGGAGTGTAAGGGCGTGCGGGAGAAGTTCTTTCCGGAGGACGTGGAGGCATAAAAAAAGAGGGCACCTATATGGCGCCCTCTTTTGAGTTGGCAGAAATAATTCAAAAAATAAAAAAATATTTTCCGTTTTAGGGGTGCGGGGCGGAGAAAGACAATATATGATGGGTATGCAGGGGCAACCTGCCCGTGCCGATTCATTTCTTTCCTCCTAATTTCCCGATGGGCGGGGCTTTGGCTCCGCCTTGATCGGGGCTATGCGGCAAGACGACCAATATGCGGTGGCGCGTGCAGAGATGCGATGCTGCGTGTCCGGCAGTGCCTGATTTGGGTAAAAAATTCCCTCGTAATGGGGAGACAGGATTTCCAGTGGAAACATGAACCTTGCCTGTACGGTGAGAGCGAGATTGAAGAGGATGCGCACGAACCTTGCCTTTACGGATGGACGGAAGGTAAGAAGCATTACTTCTTCAAGAACCGCAGACAGACAACTGTGCTGAATTTTGATAAGCCTGTCAAATCTGCGGAGCATCCAACCATGAAGCCGATTAAGCTGTTTGATTACCAGATGCAGTGTTCCAGTAAGCCGGGGGAGAAGGTTCTCGATTTGTTTGCTGGATCCGGTACCACGATCATGGCAGCGGAGCAGAATGGGCGGAATGCCTATTGCATGGAGTTTGATCCACGGTATGCCGACGTCATTGTTGACCGGTGGGAGAAGTTCACCGGGAAAAAGGCGGTGCTTCTGCATGACGATTGAAGAAGCACAGGCGATTATTTCTAAGACGAACAGCCCGCACTTGAAGCGGGATATGGAAAAGTTTAGCAAACGCCAGCGGAGAAAGGAGGGCGCGTATGGCAAGGCCAAGAAAGGAAATAGACCAGAAGCAGTTCGAAAACCTCTGCGGACTGCAATGCACGCTTGAAGAGATCTGCGGCTGGTTTGGTGTGACCGACAAAACGCTGGATGGTTGGTGTAAACGCACATATCGTGCAAGTTTTTCCGAAGTATTCAGGCAAAAGCGAGGATTGGGGAAAGTATCCTTACGTAGAAGCCAGTGGCGGCTTGCCGAAAAGAACGCAAGCATGGCCATTTGGCTGGGAAAACAGTACCTTGGGCAGCGTGACGTTGTGGATCTGGGCTTGCCGACAGACAACGCGCAGGAAGACGCTTTGAGCGTGAGCCTGCGTGAAATGGCAGAAGGGTTGGAGAGCGATGATTAGCCCGAAACAAGCAAAGATCCTCTCTTTCCCCTATTCCAAGTATGACGCGCTGATTTGCGACGGTGCAGTCCGTTCCGGCAAGACCTCCATTATGATGTGGGCGTTTGTTCGCTGGGCGATGGAGAATTTCAGCGGTCAGCGCTTCGGCGTGTGTGGCAGAACGGTGGATAGCTGCACAAAGAACATCATCGTGCCGTTCACGGCGATGAGCCTTGCGAAAGAAAGCTATATCATCCGCTGGCGGCGCGGTGACAAAGTTATGGAAGTACGGCGCGGAGCCGTGACGAATTACTTTGAGGTGTTCGGCGGCAAGGACGAAAGCAGCTATACGCTGATTCAGGGCCGGACGCTGGCGGGTGTGCTGCTGGACGAGGTTGTGCTGATGCCCCGCTCCTTCGTGGAACAGGCGCTGACCAGATGCTCCGTAGACGGGGCAAAGCTGTGGTTTTCCTGCAACCCAGGAAGCCCGCAGCACTGGTTCTACTTGGAGTGGATCAAGCGGCACAAAGAGCGCAACGCTCTGTATCTGCACTTTGAGATGACGGACAACCCCGGCCTGAGCGAAAAGACGCTGGAGCGCTACCAGAACATGTTTACCGGTGTGTTCTACGACCGATATATCCGTGGATTGTGGGTGCTGGCCGAGGGCCTGGTATACGACTTTGGCGAGGAAAACATCGTGGACGATGTGCCGGAGAGCGGGGAATATTACATTTCCTGCGACTACGGCACGCTGAACCCATTTTCTGCTGGTTTGTGGTGCTGGGACGGCAAGACGGCCACCCGCATCCGGGAGTATTACTACTCCGGGCGGGAAGAACACAGAAACAAGACTGACGAGGAATATTATACGGAGTTGGAGAAGCTGGAGGGAGAGCTGCCGGTGATAAGCATCATCGTGGACCCGTCGGCGGCGTCCTTCATCGAGGTTATCAAGCGGCACGGGAAGTTCAAGGTGCGCAAGGCGGTCAATGACGTGCTGCCGGGCATCGCCACCACGGCGAGGTATCTGCGCAGCGGTGCGCTGAAGATACACAGGTCGTGTAAAGACGCCATTCGGGAATTCGGCCTCTACCGCTGGGACGAAAAATCCACAGAGGACAGGCCAATTAAGGAGAACGACCACGCGATGGATGATACACGTTACTTTGCAATGACAGTATTGCGCCGGAAAGTGCGGGATGATAACGGGGAGAAATACATCCCCCTGTGGGAGAGGTGATAGCATGCTGACATATCAGGACTTGCTCGCCGTGGGCGAGAACGAACAGGACCGAATGGATTTTATCCGGCGGGTCATCAATGAGCACAAAGGCTCTGCGGCTTACCGGTTCGCGGTAGACGCACAGCGATATTACGACGGCGAGAATCCCACCATCAGCCGGTATGAAAAGATCATCTATGACCTTCAGGGACGCGCCCACCGGGACATGTACACGGCAAACCACAAACTCATGTCAAGTTTCTTTGGATTTGTCGTGCGGCAGGAGGCAAACTATCTGCTGGGCAACGGCGTGACCTTTCAGAAGAGGGAGACAAAGGCCAGACTGGGCGCTGACTTTGACCAGCGGGTCAAGGACGCAGGCAAGAGCGCCCTGGTATGCGGCGTGGCGTTCGGGTTCTTCAACCTGGACCGGGTTCAGGTGTTCGAGCTGACCGAGTTTGCGCCCCTTTACGACGAGGAAAACGGTGCCTTGATGGCCGGTGTGCGGTTCTGGCAAGTGGCAGACGATAAGCCGCTTCGTGCCACGCTGTACGAGCTGGACGGATACACCGAGTACATCCAGCGCAGCGGGGAGAACATGACCGTGCTGACGGACAAACAACGGTACAAGGTCAATGTCCGCACGGACGGCCTGGGCGCGGAGACCATTCTGGACGGTGACAATTATCCTGGATTTCCCATCGTGCCTCTGAAAAACGGCAAAAACTGCCGGTCGGAGCTGCGGGGGCGGCGGAACACTGTGGACGCGCTGGATCTGGCCTGTTCCAACATGGTCAACAACGTGGACGAGGGCAATCTCATCTATTGGGTGCTTACCAACGCGGGCGGCATGAATGACTTGGACGACGTGAAGTTTTTGGAGCGTATCAAGACCCTTCACGTGGCCCACACCGACGACGAGGTGAACGCGGAACCGCACACCATCGAGGCCCCCTTTGAGGGCACCAACGCAACTATTGACATGCTCAAGCGCAAGCTGTACGAGGATTTCCAGGCGTTTGACAGCGCCGCCGTGAGCGCGGGAAATCAGACGGCCACGGCCATCAAGGCCAGCTATGTGCCGCTGGATCTAAAAGTGGACGACTTCGAGAGCGATGTGACCGACTTTATCCAAGGCCTATTGACGCTGGCTGGGGCAGACGATACGCCCAGCTATACCCGCAGCCAAATTGTGAACAAGAGCGAGGAGACCCAGACCGTTCTGATGGGAGCGGAATACTACGATGATGAGTACATCACCAAGAAGCTGCTGACCATCAACGGCGACATCGACCAGTACGACGAACTGATGCGCCGGAAAGACGCGGAAGAGCTTGACCGGATGGACGTGCTGCCGGAGGAACCGCCCGAACCGGGGGTGATCGAGGATGGCAACGCCTGATCTGGGCCACAAGCTGACCGACAAGGAGCTTGCAAAGCTGGAACGGCGCATTGCGAAGCTGTACCGAGAAGCCGGGGAAGAATTGCAAGAAACCATTGACGCTTACTTTGAGCAATTCAAAAAGCGCGATGAGGAAATGAAAGCGCTGATCGGCACGGTGCAGAACGGAAAGGAATGGACAGAGGCCGACTATAAACAATGGCGGCTCAATCAGATCGGGCGCGGAGAACGCTATCAGGCCATGCGGGATAAAGTGGCACACCGTGTCACCGACGCGAACGCCGTGGCGGCGTCCTACACCAACGATGCAACGCCCGGTATTTACTCCCTGAACCGCAATTTCGCGGCGTACACAATCGAGAGCGTGGCTGGGAATGTTGGCTTTGACCTGTGGGACGAGCAGACGGTGAAGCGCCTGATTGTGGAGCAGCCGGGGCTGATGCCGTATTACCCAAAAGATAGAGCATTGAAACGCGGCATTGACCTTGCGTATGGGAAAAAGCAAATCACGGCCAGCGTCACCAGCTCCATCTTGCAGGGGAAAAGCATTAAGGGTATGGCAGACGATTTGCAGCGGCGCATTATTACAATGGGCAGAAGCAGCGCGATTCGGACGGCGCGAACGGCGGTCACTGGCGCACAGAACGCCGGACGCATGGACAGCTACGCGGCGGCGGAAAAGATGGGCATCAAGCTTAAAAAGCAATGGCTGGCGACGCTGGACAACCGGACGCGGCATTCACACGCCATGCTGGACGGCGAAAAGGTAGATCAAGATAAGAAATTCTCCAACGGCTGCCGCTTTCCGGGCGATCCGCAGGGGCCAGCGTGGGAGATCTACAACTGCCGCTGCACGCTTGTTGCGGATGTGGATGGGGTAGATACCTCCACAGGGCAAAGACGCGCCAAAAACCCCGTTACAGGCGAAACAGAGGTTATTTCTGACATGACCTATTCCGAGTGGGCGGAGCAGAAGCAAGCGGAAGACGCTGCGGCCTGGAATACATACATGAAGAAGGGCCGCAACCTTTCCACTGATACAAAACAGTGGCAGGAATACAAATCGGTTCTGGGAAACAAAGTTCCAAACACGGTTGAGAAGTTCCAGAATTTGAAGTATAATGAACCTGATAAGTGGGCCCAACTGAAAACCATGAAACGGCAAACCGTTTTTGTGAATAACGCCGAATGTGTGACAACGCCTAAAAAATACACCGGGTATTTCCTGAAAGATGGCGCAAAACACGCGGATCAATTTTTTGATGTTGGCTATACAGCGGATAACCCATTGCAGCTGCGTTATGATATGGCACGGCAGTTTGATATGAGCAAGGCTGTTGATGTGCAGGAGTTAAATGGCGGTGCGATAATGTTTAATATCTACATGACACTTGGAGTTACAAAACAGCGCACTTTTTTAACGGGATGGATTCAAGATACACCGGATAGCAAACCGAGGATCGTAACCGGATTCAGAAAAAACAAGGAGAATTCGCATGATTAACGAATATGACCGTGTAAAAATCATTAAGACAGGCGATGTCGGTATTGTTGTTGATATCCGGGAGACCAACGGCACGTTTTATCTTGTTGAACGAGACGGTGACAATGAACTATTCGACTGCGCTGAAAGCGAACTGGAAAAACTATGAAAGTTGATTTCACAGACAACTCCAAAGAAGTCCTCGCTGCCATGCATGAGGCCGCTGCCAGGGCGCTGGAAAAGTGCGGGCTGGTTGCAGAGGGCTATGCGAAAAAGCTCTGCCCCGTGGACACCGGTAATCTGCGCAACAGCATTACCCATACGGTAGACGAGCAGGAACCGGCAGCGATCATCGGGACAAACAATGAATATGCCGCGTATGTGGAATTAGGTACCGGCAAATACGCGGAGGGCGGACGGCCGACGCCGTGGGTGTATCAGGACGATGAAGGTCACTGGCACTGGACGGCTGGCAACCCGGCACAGCCGTTCTTGAAGCCAGCGGTGGCCGACCACCAACAGACATATCGGAACATAATCGAGGATGAATTGAAAAATGGATGAAGGCATTATCAAGGCCATCGAAGCCATCACAAAGCGCGGAAACGACGCAGAGGTGCGGCGAAAAGGCGATGGGTACATCGTCTTAGAGGTTAAGAAAACAATCAAATACAGCACTCCCGCGCAATAGGGCACGGGAAAGGGCAATAGGAGCCAACTACTGAGATTTTCTCGGCGGTTGGCTCTTTCGTTTTCGATAAAACCCGCGAGGTACAGCGGTTTTTATACAATCTATCGCCGCGACGAACTGCGGACGAAGGAAAGGAAGATAGAAAAATGGCACTAACACGCAAACTTTTGAAGGGGATGGGTCTCACCGACGAACAGGTGGACACCATCATCGAAGCGCATACCGACACCGTGGACGGCTTGAAGGCGGATGTGAGCCGCTACAAGGCGGACGCGGAGAAGTTGCCCACAGTCCAGAAGGAATTGGACGACCTGAAAGCCGCCGGGGACGGCGGTTACAAGGAGAAGTATGAGAAGGAGCACAAGGCCTTTGACGACTTCAAGGCGGACATCACCGCAAAGGAGACCAAGGCCGCCAAAGAAAAGGCGGTAAAAGCCTATTACGAAAGCAAGAACATCACCGGCGACAATCTAACTATTGCTCTGCGCGGCAGCGGCGCGGAGATCGACGGCGTGGAGCTGGACGGCGACAAGATCAAGGACACCGCCGCTCTGGATGCGCTTGTGAGCGGTGCTTTTGCAAAGCTGGTCTCCACTACCACCACGAAGGGTGCCAATATCGCAAACCCTCCGGCGGGCGGAAGCCCCGGCACGATGACGAAAGCGGACATCTACAAAAAGGACGATCACGGCCACTATATGCTGTCCGCATCTGAGCGACAGAAAGCGCTTATGGAAAACCAAATTACTTAACAAGAAAGGATGAATTACATGGCTGCTACGAAAGTTGAAAGCCTGACCAACCCCCGCGATTCCCTGCCCAATACCTATACCAGCGTGACCGCCCGAGAGGTGGATTTCGTCACCCGTTTCAATGACAACTGGGATGCGCTGCGCAACATTATGGGCATTATGCGCCCCATCCGCAAGGCCCCCGGCACAAGCCTGATTTCTTACACCGCTGATGTGGCCCTGGAGGACGGCGACGTCGGCGCTGGCGAGGTGATCCCTTACAGCAAGGCGACGATTACCCAAGCGACCAAGGACGACCTGTCCATCAAGAAGTATGCAAAGGCTGTTCCTATCGAGGACGTTGACAAGTATGGTGCAGAGATCGCGGTGGAGAAGAGCGACGACGCTTTTCTGACCAAGCTCCAGAATGTGGTCCTTGGCAATTTCTATACTTTCCTGAACACCGGTTCTCTCACCGGAACCGCCGCAACCTGGCAGGCGGCACTTGCAAAGGCTCAGGGCGAAGTGCTGAACAAGTTTGCTGGTATGGCAAAAGACGTTACCTCCGTTGTGGGATTTGCTAACATCCTGGACGCATACGACTATCTGGGTGCTGCGGATATTTCCGTCCAGACCCAGTTCGGCCTGAACTATGTCAAGGACTTCATGGGGTACTCCACGCTGTTCCTGTTGCCCACCACCGTTTCCGGCAATAACGCTATTGCTCGCAACACTGTGATCGCAACGCCTGTGGAGAACATCGACCTGTACTATGCAGACCCCGGCGACAGCGAGTTTGCCAGACTGGGCCTGAATTACACCGTGCAGGGCGAGACAAACCTGATCGGTTTCCACGCCCAGGGTAATTACAGCACCGCCGTGGGCGAGAGTTACGCCATCATGGGCATGAAGCTGTGGGCTGAGTACTTGGACGGCATCGCCAAAATCACGGTCACCCCGGCCCCTTAAGCGCGCGCCTCTCGGGGCTGACGATTGGCGCGCTGACACTGACTCCGGCGTTTGACCCAGACACGACGGAGTATACAGCCACAACGACAAACGCGACCAACACGGTAACCGCGACCCCGGAGGACGCAAGCGCCACAGTGACCATCCTCAACGGAGAGACGCCTGTTGAAAATGGCACTGCGGCCACCTGGGCGACCGGAGCCAACACTTTGACTGTGAACGTGAAAAACGGCACGGCGGAGAAAGTATATACCGTGACCGTAACCAAATCGGCGTAAAAGGAGGACAGCGTGATGCTTGAAACGGTTTTGCAGAATTTGAACAACTGGTTTTTAGTTCCGGACGGCGTCCACGCCGGGGAGTTCACTGTGCAGGGCGGGCTGCTCACGCTGCCCTTTCTGCAAACCGGCCAGTATTTCCGGGTGGTGGGTTCCGTATTCAATGACGGGCTCCACCAGTACCCGGTGGCAGACCTGACCGACGAGACGTTTACCGGCTCCGTGTGGGCGCTGGCTGTTCCGAAGGCGGTGATTGAATTGGCCGAAGAAATCGACGCATGGCAGACGAAGAACGGGGATCCAGGGCCGTTTACCTCAGAATCATTTGGCGGCTACTCCTACAGCAAAGCCACCAACGCCAGCGGCATGGCCGTCGGCTGGCAGGATGTATTCAAGAGCCGCCTGAACGACTGGCGGAGAATTAGGGGGATCTGATGAGCCTTTTAGATGATTTTTCCCGCACCTGTGTATTCATGGAAAAACGCCGGGTATCGGACGGTGCGGGCGGTCACTTTGTAGAGTGGGTGGAGGGCGCTGAGTTCACCAACTACCAGGCACTGGATACCTCCATGGAGGCCCGCAGAGCGGAAAAAGAAGGCGTGACCAGCCTGTATTCCGTCCTGGTAGACAAGGCCGTGCCCATCGAGTACAACGACGTGTTCAAAGACAAGACCACCGGCGAAACCTACCGCGTGACCTCAAATCCGGAGAACAAGCAGGCCCCCAAGTCCTCCACGATGCAGCTAAAATACTTTACGGCGGAAAGGTGGGCGTTGACCACATGACCAAAAACAAAGCCCTCTACGCCTGGTTCAACGAGTTCATGCCCTTCTACCGAGCGTCCAGCGTGCCAGACGATGTGGTCATGCCTTATGGCACCTATGAGTATATCGACAGCGCTTTTGATGCCGGGGAGGTCGGCCTGACGGTCAATCTGTGGTTCCGCACGGAGAGCGAAGCTGTCCCAGACGAGAAGGCCCAGGAGTTGTCCAAGCGCATCGGCTACGGTGGCGTGTATCTGCCCTGCGACGAGGGCTATATCTGGCTCAAGCGCGGTTCCCCCTGGTGCCAAAGCCTAACCTATGAGGAAGACCCGGCCATTAAGCGCCGGTACATCAACATTACCGCTGAATACCTGACATTCAGCTGAAAGGAGACCCAATATGGGCAAATTTACCGCGATCCCGCAGAGCACCTTTGAGGAATTGCAGCTCGACGCGGGTGTCATCCTGAAAAACTTTACCCCGGCTACTCCCACCGCACCGAAGGACGAGGACATTGTGTGTGCCACAACCGGCGGCATCAATGTGTCTTGCGTCCCTACTTACTCCGACATGGGAGAGGACGTGGACAACTGCCCTGTGAATATGATGGAGCTGAAGCATCTGGACGGTTGGGATTGCAAGATGGCCTTTACCTCCCTTGGAACATCCACGGAGTCCATCCGGCTGGCCCTGGGCGCGGCAGACATTGACACTACCGACAGGAGCAAAATCACCCCCCGGCGAGACCTGAAGCAGACCGACTTTGCAGACCTGTGGTGGGTTGGCGACCGGGCCGACGGCGGAATGGTGGCTATCTGCCTGAAAAACGCCCTGTCCACCGGCGGCTTTACTCTCCAGACCACCAAAAACGGCAAGGGCCAGGTGAGCGTGGAGCTGACCGGCCATGTGTCCATGTCCGCTCAGGACGAGATGCCCATGGAGTTTTACAGCGCGGCTCCTGCGGAGGTGGGCGGCTGATGAAACTATCTGACGTAAAAGGTGATCGCACCCTGGAAGTAATCGCAGATCTGATCGAGCCAATCTGCAACATTGCGGAGGACGAGAACGCCGCCGCCCTGTTTAAGCGGGAACAACTGCCGGATGGCATGACAGCCAAGAAGTTCCTTTTACAGAAGGCAAAAAAGGCCGTTCCCGCCCTTCTGCGCGGTCATAAGGGCGATGTAATCTCCATCCTGTCCTCCATTGAGGGAACAAGCCCGGAGGCTTACACGGGCGCTCTGAGTCTGGTAAAACTGACCAAGGATTTTATTGACCTGATGACAGACGAAGCGTTCACGGAACTTTTTATCTCAGCGCAGAGCACAGAAAAACCCTCTGGCTCTGCGCAGGAGAATACCAAGGCCCCCGTAGCGTAAAGGCGTTCCTGCGGTATGCCCTTGCCCGCGCCAAACAGGACAGCGTGGACAAGGCATACCGGGTCTATGTGACAGACGCGCTCAAAGCAATCGCGGAAAACACGGCGCGGTACGTGGGGGGCGGCTATATCAAGGCGCGGTATGCTGACCTCATAGAGCCGAATCCGGAGGAAACCAGGACGCCGGAACAAATCGTTGACCGAATGAAAGAAAAAATCGCAAAGGTCGGAGGTGAGGACGATAAACGTGTTTGACTTGTATGCAAAAATTACGCTGGACACCAGCGGATACGAAAATGGGCTGGACAATGCTTCCGGCAAAGCGTCCGGCTTTGCCGACAAGTTGAAAAGCGGCCTTGCTACTGCGGCAAAGGTGGGAGCTGCGGCTTTGACAGCTGCGGCTACTGGCATGGCGGCGCTGACAAAGGCGTCCATTGACCAATATGCCGAGTATGAGCAATTAGTGGGTGGCGTCGATACCCTCTTTAAGACTGCATCGGACAAGGTGCAGGAGTACGCCGCAAACGCATACAAGACCGCTGGCATGAGCGCCAACGAATATATGGACACGGTGACCAGCTTTTCGGCCTCCCTGCTCCAGAGCCTTGGCGGAGATACAGAAAAAGCAGCTCAAAAGGCGGACCAGGCCATCACCGACATGGCAGACAACGCCAATAAGATGGGCACCGGCATGGAGATGATACAGAACGCCTATCAGGGTTTTGCAAAGCAGAACTACACCATGCTGGACAACCTAAAACTCGGGTATGGCGGCACCAAAGAGGAAATGGAGCGTCTGCTTGCGGACGCGGAGAAGCTGTCTGGGCAGAAGTTTGATATTTCATCTTACTCCGACATCGTAGACGCCATCCATGTGGTGCAGACGGAAATGGGCATTACCGGGACAACGGCAAAAGAGGCTGCGTCTACTATTCAGGGCAGCGTCAGCGCGGCAAAGTCCGCATGGAGCAACCTGATAACCGGCATTGCAGCCGACAACGCAGACCTTGATACGCTGATTGGCAATTTTGTCAGCAGCGTGGAGACGGCGGCTGGAAATATTATTCCGCGCGTTAGTGTCATGTTGGGCGGCATTTCACAGCTTGTTACATCTGCATCTACCACTATTATCCCGATGGTCATAACAACCATCACAGACAACCTGCCTGCGCTTTTGCAGGCGGCGGTTGCGCTTGTCGGCGCATTGGGACAGGGTATCATTGATAGCCTACCTGCAATTACGCAAGCAGCAATCGACATTCTTTTCTTCCTTGCGAATGGCCTGATAGAAAACCTGCCCACGCTTATTGACGGCATTGTGCAAGTGACCTTGACGATTGTGCAGATGCTGACAAGCCCGGACTTTTTGACGCAACTCATTGAAACGGCAATCTTGCTGATTATGACGCTTGCGCAGGGCCTGATTGACGCGATTCCGCAGCTTATCGCGGCAGTACCTATGATTATTGGCAACTTGCTCGCCGCAATCATTGTAGAGCTGCCGAACATTATCCAGATGGGCATTGATCTTCTGTTTGCGCTGATTGACGGAATTATCAAGTGCATCCCGGAGCTGGTCGCGGCAGTCCCTACGCTGATTATTGCGTTCGTCAACGGCATCGTGAACAACCTTGACAAGATCATCCTTGCAGCGCCGCAGATCATTGTATCGCTGATTACCGGCATTATCGGGGCAATCCCGGAATTGATTGCAGCCGTCCCGCGCGTTATCGCTGCTATTGCCGACACAATCAGAAACTACGACTGGGGCGGCATCGGTAGAAACATCGTTCAGGGGCTGAAAGACGGTATCGCCGGAATGTGGGACAATATCAAGGATTGGTTCAACGAAAAGGTGAATAGCCTTGTCGGCGGCGTGAAGCGCATTTTGGGCATCCACTCCCCTTCCAAGGTCTTTGCCGGAATCGGCGGTTTCATGGCCGAAGGTCTGGGCGAAGGCTTTAGCGATGAATTCGCGGCTGTGAAAAATGACATTGAAGGCAGCATGAATTTTGACGCTGGAACCATTACAGCAGATGCAAACATCAGCAGAAACTATACAAGGGGCTCTTACGGAGCGGCAAGCACAAGCGGGGGTGGCGATTCCGGCAGAATTGTAATGCTGCTGGAACAGTATTTGCCTATGTTGGCAAATATGAAAGTCATCATGGACAGTGGCCAGGTTATCGGTTTGCTTGCCCCAGGCATGGATGAAGAACTGGCCAAAATCAATGCAAGGAAGGCAAGGGCTGTATGATAGGAAAAGTATTTTTTGACGGAAAAGACACTTACACAGAATACGGCCTGCTTCTTGCGAGCAAGTCCATTTCTTTGCCGGAAGTCCGCACGAATATGATTGATGTTCCGGGCCGGGACGGTCTGCTGGACGCTTCCGAGGTGTTGACCGGCGAAGTGACCTACAAAAACCGCACCATTGTACTGAAGCTCACCGGCGTGGACCCGGTGAGCGGCAAGAAATGGCCTGCCACGATTTCTGACTTCTGCAACAAAGTCCACGGCAAGCGCGTGAAAGTGACCTTCCCCGAGGACACCGCCCATTATTACAGTGGGCGATGCTCCGTTGGGCGGGTGGAGCTTGTCAAAATGATGCAGACCATCCCGGTCACAGTCAGCTGCGACCCGTGGAAATACAAGAACGCAAAAACCACGGTCACGGGGACCGTGCCCGAATCGGGCACGCTGTCCCTGACCCTGGCCAACGAGCGCCGGCCGGTGGTGCCCACCGTGGAGGTGTCGGCGGCTGCAACGCTGACCTTCGGCGGCAAGGACATCGCGGTGGCAGCCGGCAGCCATCGTAGCCTGGATATCCGCCTGGCAGCCGGCAGCAACTCCCTTGCCGTCACGGCCGCAGCCGGGACCACGGTGTCCGTCACCTATCAGGAGGCGTCGCTATGAGCTACACCGGCGCAGTATGCGGCAAGGCCATTGCCGGGCTGGCTGTCTGCGGCACGGATCCCCAGGAGACTACGCAGGAGTTTGTCGGTTATCAGCTGCGTTACGGGGATTACATCCTGTACGATCCGCGCGGCGCCAACGAGACGGACCGGCTGTGCGCCTCGGCGGCGACGGTGGACCTTACCGCCGGCAAGGCCGGGAGTATGGCGTTCTCTCTGCCGCCGGATCATCCTTACCGGGACAAGCTGCCCTATATGCGCCCCGGTCTGGAGCTGTTGCAGGGCCGGTATGTGGTGTGGCGGGGCCGCATTACCTCCCAGGTGGGCGACTTTTGCAACAACCTCAACGTTACGGCAGAGGGCGTCATGGCGGTGCTCAATGATTCCACTGTCCCCCCGTTTGTCTACCCGGACGATTTTGCGGCGGATGCGGACTATCAGGCGGCTGCCAACAACGGCAATGTGGTGGATTTCCTGTTCCGCTGGTTCCTGGCCCAGCACAATGCCAAGGTATCCACGGATCAGCAGATCAAGCCGGGCGTCTGCACTGTGACGGACGCCAACAACTACATTGCCCGCAGCGCCACCAAGTATCTCACCACCATGGAGGCCATGACCACCCGCCTTACCGGCTCCGCCCTGGGTGGATACCTCCTGATGCGGTACGAGGCGGACGGCAACTATCTGGACTATTATGCGGACCTGCCGCTGACCAACGCCCAGGCGGTGCAGTTCGGCCAAAATCTCCTGGACCTGGAGCGCCAGCTTACCGGCACCGGCATCTACACCGCCATCCTGCCGGTGGGCAAGGATGGCCTGACCATCGCGGAGCTGGCCGACGACGACCTGACGGACGATCTGGTCAAGGAGGGCCCGTATGTCTGGTCCCGGGCCGGTGTGGCAAAGTACGGTTGGATCTGTCCCGGCCCCACGGATTGGCAAGACGTCACCGTGGCCGGAAACCTACAGTCATACGCAGCGGCCCGGCTGGCTACCTCCGCTTGGGCGCTGGAGGAGTCCATTACCTGCAAGGCCATTGATCTCCACGTTACAGACGCCGCTGTGGCCGCCTGGCGAGTAGGCCGGTATACCATGCTGGCCACCACGCCCCACGGCATCCGGGCGGCCATGCCTCTGCTGCAAATGCACATTGATCTCTTGGACCCGGCGCAGACCACCGTCACCATGGGCCGGACGCGGCGTACCTTTACCGGCGACGTGGAGGACGAGCGCAACCGCGTATCCCAGGGCATGGAGGAGGTACGGCAGGAGACTGAGGAGCGGATCAACACCGTGCAGCAGATCCTCACTGAGCGCATGACGCAGATTTCCCAGTCGGACCGGCAGATCCTCCTGGAGGCTCTGCAAGACTATGTGGAGATCGGGGACTTTGAGAGCTACAAGCGGGTCATGGATGCCACTCTGGCCATCCTGCCGGATCAGATCCGCATGGAGGTATCCGAGGAGATCACCGAGCAGGTGGAGGACGCCACCGGCGATATCCGCCAGACCGTCCGCACCATGAACCAGTACATGAGCTTTACGGCGGCCATGGGCATGCTCCTGGGCAGCGAGGGGGACCCCGTAAAGGTGCAGATCAACAATCAGGGCCTAAACATCCTCCGGGAGACCCTGGCTCTGCTGTCCATCAACCAGCGGGGCGTATATACGCCGTCGCTGTACATCCGGCCCATGGATCCGGACGACCCCACCGCCGGGTGCCTGTACCTGGGCAACCTGGTGGTCCGGGTTGCCCCGGATGGGTCCGTGGTGGGTGCGAAGGGAGTGAATGCCAATGGGTGAGCTGTACGGCGCACAATCCACATACGGCTGGCGGCTATGGCTGGGGTATACCATCCAGCAATCCCTCAGCAACAACCGCAGCACCATCGCCCTGTCACTGCAGATCTACGACAGCACCGGCGAGAGCTATAACCAGGCGGCCAACAGCTGCTATTACGTCCTACAGGGAAGCAAGGTGTACCATCCCTACAGCTACACCGCCAAGGGCTGGTACGATCTGGGCACCAAGACCATCACCGTGGACCACGATGCCAAGGGCGAGGCCACGGTAACACTGTCCGCTGAGTGGCACAGCGGCTTTACCTCTCAATGGACGCCGGCGTCTCTGTCTGTATCCGGCAAGGTCATGCTGCCTACCATCCCCCGGGCATCCTCTTTGGCGGTCCCGTCTATAACGCTGGGCAGCCCTGCCACACTGACCGTCACCAAGGCAGACAGCAGCTACACGCACCGGATCACATACGCCTGGGGCACCCACTCCGGCGTGGTGTCAGCAGAGACGGGCGCGACGTCCATTACCTGGACGCCGCCCCTGGAACTGGCCAACGATATCCCCAATGCTGTTACCGGCGTGGGTACCCTGACCATCACCACATACAGCGGTGATACGGCCTTGGGCAGTCAGTCCTATAGCTTTGCCGCCTCCGTGCCCTCCAGCGCGGCCCCTGTGGTCTCCGTGGCGCTTTCGGACGCCGCCGGGTATGCGGATACCTACGGAGCCTACGTGCAGGCCAAGAGCCGTCTGAAGGCCGTCACGACGGCCAACGGGAAATACGGGGCCACCGTCAAGAGCTGCGCCCTGGCCATCTCCGGCCTGACGGCCACCGGGGCTACAGCCACTACTGGCGTGCTGCCGGAGTCCGGCACGGTGGCCTATGCCGTCACCGTTACAGACTCCCGGGGGCTGTCCACCGTCCTGCGAGGAACCATCACCGTGCTGCCCTACGCCGCGCCCGGTGTGCGCTCCATCAGCGCCGCCCGCTGCGATGCAGACGGCACGGACAACCCCGCCGGAGATCACGCCAAGGTGTCCTTTGTGGGCGCGGTGGCGCCGCTGAACGACCAGAACACGGCCGCCTATGTCATCCGCTACCGGGCCCAGGGGGCGGACACCTGGAGCTCCCAGGCCGTGCCGGACGCCACCGGGCAGTATACACCCAGTGCCTATGGCGTCATCCCGGCCGCGGTGGACACCGTCTATGAGGTGTGCATAGCCGTCACCGACGCACTGGGCAGCACGGCCAGCCTGATCGTGGTGCTGCCATCGGCGCAGGTGCTTTTCCGGACGGCGCCGGCCGTGGACGGGTTGTCCATCGGCCAGTATCTGACCGAGGCGGCCACGCTGATCGTGGGCGGGCTCATCACGCGGCTGAAGCTGCCCGGTCCCGCGGCGGTGTTGTTCGGAGGCACGCCCCTCCTGGATTATCTCCACCCCGTCGGCAGCATCTACCAGTCTACGGACCCCACGCCTCCAGCAGACCTGTTCGGCGGTACGTGGGAGCAGATCAAGGACGTGTTCCTCTTGGCGGCAGGCGACTCTCACGCGGCTGGCTCTACCGGCGGCGAGGAGGAGCACGTCCTGACAGCGGCGGAGATGGCAAACCACACTCACGGCTACGATTACACGGGCCAGAGCATTACGGAGGGCGTCAACGCCATCCGCCTGTATAATGCTGCGAGTACCCAGTACAACGCTTACACGGGCAAGGCTACGTCCAACTGCGGCGGCCAAGCCCACAACAATATGCCGCCGTACCTGGCCGTGTACACATGGCGCAGGACGGCATAAGGAGGGTATTACATGCCTGATATCAACATTGCCGTCACCGATAAGCGCCCGGTGTGCACCGCCGGGATAACCGTTGTGTGCGACAACAGCGATTATATCGTACACTGGGACCTGGACGCAGAATGGAGCGCATACGACACCAAGACCATGCGCGTGATCTACATGGACAGCACCTACGCCGACACCGTGTTTACCGGTGACAGCGTGGCTCTGCCTCCGGTGCCTGTGCCCGGATGTGTGCAGATCGGACTCTACGCCGGGGACATCCACACCAGCCGCATGGCGTTCCTGCGAGCGCTGTCGTCCGTGCGGTCTGCCAGCGGCGCTCCCGCCAACCCCACGCCAGACGTGTACGACCAACTGATGGAGCTTATCAAGGGGCTGGGTGGCGTAGACCCGGATGACATCGCCAAGGCGGTTGATGATTATCTGGCAACACATCCAATTAAGGCAATTGCCGGATAAAGGAGGATTACAGATGGCGCTTACAAAGATAAATTATGTGAGTGGAAAAACAGTTATAACTGCGGAAAACTTAAATGATATACAAGATGCTGTCCTCGACTTAGAAAGCAAGGACGGCGTGGGAATGGGCATCACCGGCGCAACGGTCGGCCAGATTGCCAAGATCACCGCTGTGGACGAGAGCGGCAAGCCGACGGCATGGGCACCGGTTGATATGCCAAACGGCGGTAGCAGTGTTGCAATCACCGACGATGATGTGACAGCGGAACGCGCTTATGCAGCGGCGGCAACGCCGAAGGTTATCGGGGGAAATACAGTCACCCCAAGCGGGAATACCTTGAAATTTGTCGCAGCGCAAGACGGAGTGCTCACGGTGGAAAATGCATCTCTTATCTCGTATGCATACGTAAACCTCGCACTCGCCCAAGCAAATGGTCAACCATTGTATAGTGTCGAACCGATAGAATCCGGCTTTGCGATATCGCTGAATCCGAGCTACACGTTAAATACCGATGCATCAAATGGGCGTTTCGCTTTCCCGGCAGCCATTAGCTCTGGCAAGGCATACACGCTGCGGTGGTATGGGAACGACAGCTATATCTGGTTGGTAAAGACGCTTGATATCGTTATGGTAAGCGGGCAGAAGATTGTATCAACAAGCACGGAGAACGGCGCACACGTGGCTCGGTTCGAGGCGGATGCAGAGTATGCTGGCATTCGGTTCGGGATTTCTTTGAGTTCCGGACAGACAGCTAACATCACAAAGATTACATTGGCGGAGGGCGACACCCCCGTAGAGTACACGCCGAGTGCGGAAGCAAGGCAAGTGAGCGTTATTGCTGGCAAAAACTATTTTTTGTCCGGTGTGAAATACAAGACCGTTTCGGGCTACGGGACATTTTATGAAGCCCCAGATGCCGTGCTGACTGTAAACGGTATGTCCCCGCTGGCGGGGGCTATAAAGACGTATGCGACTACCAAGACGTTCGTGTGCTTCGGCGATAGCATATGGACGATTGGTGCGTCAACCGGTGGCATTGGAACAATATCAGATTATATGGAGCAATTATGCGGTGGGACGTGGCATAACATTGCGACAGGCGGGAGCACGATGGCAAACAGGCCGGGAAGCTACGCCGGTGATTATGATGCTTTCGATTTCCACGCGCTGGCCGATTGTGTCGCAAGCGGCGATTTCTCCGTGCCAAAAGCGGCAACGAGTGGGCTTACCACAAACATTGATAATGTCGATGCTGTAACGTGGGCAAATGTTGACGTAATCACTATAGCCTACGGCACAAACGATCTTGCGTTCGGCGGGACACTGGATAACGGCAATAATCTGTACGACAAGGCCACAGTGTGCGGCGCGTTGCGATATGGCATCAAAACCATCGCAGCGGCATATCCAAGCATCAAATTTATGGTTCTTGGCATCCTGTACCGAAACGCTGACAGCGTGAATGTAAAAACTATTTCCGAGTGGAACGACGGCCTGCGAAAAGCGGCTGAAATGATGGGAGCCGAGTACATTCCAATGATCGGCATCAATGCCGGAAATAGTGGGACTTATCTGTACGATGGTACTCACCCAAATGCAGCGGGGAAAGAGTCCATTGCAAAAAGTGTGGCAAAACACATTATCAACATCTAAATAGACGGATTGCCATACGAGGCTCAAAAAAGGAGGGCGATTAGCCCTCCCGCTTGAGCGCCTGCGTTATCAGGTGCTCGACGTAGTTTGAGATGCTACGGCCCTCCGCTTCTGCGGCGGCCTGGATCTTCTCTTTTAACTCCGGCGTGAGCCGGATGTACAGGCGCTCTGTCTTGGCCATGACCCTTGTATCCTTATCCAATGTCAACGTTGCGGCTAATGCGGGGCTGGTCGGGGTGCGCCTCGCTCCATGCATCTGCAAACGCGATGTCTGTAAACTCGATGTCGTCAGCGAGGCGGAGCTTGCCGACAGGGGTGATGGCGTTTGCGACGGCTACAGCGGTCTCCCTGGTCATGGGGGCCAGGTAAAGGGACTTGGCATACTTGACAATGTCCCAGTACGCGCCGTTGGCTGCGTCGTCCAGCGTTAAGGTGTTCGCGCCGCCAAACCAATCCGCAAGGGGTACGCTGTCGCCGATCCGGGACTGCCAGTCGTTGATGATCTGCATCGGGTCCCCGCCGAGGTTGTATACAAGCAGTCTGGCACTGCCGCTGTGGAGTTGGCCCATTCTCTCGATGATATCCATAATGTTGTCCTTTCCGGCCTTGCGGCCTGTCCGTTTCCTTTACTTAATGCTTACTTTTCGCGGCTTTTTCGGATGCGCAGGGCGTTGATTGACGGATACTCTGCGCCGTACTGCCCCTTGGTGTAAGGCAGGCGGCCAAGCACCGCTTTCGGAGACTTGCCCAGTTTATCGGCGATTTCCTCAATCGACAAGCCGGTAGCAAATAACTGGCTTTCGTCTGTTTTGATTGCACCGATGGTAATCAAGATTTTACGTACTTTAGGTTCGGATATGCTCAAGCGATTAGCTATTTCGCGCTGCGAACATTTTTGCTCCCATAGCCGTGCAACGGCAGCGAATGTAGCATCCATTTTTATCCTTTCCGGCCGTTTGGCCTGTCCGTTACCTTTAACTTGGTTATATTGTACGCCTATTGTGCGTACAAGTCAATCGGCGAAATAGCCAAATATTACACAAAAAATTAAAGCAAAATCACAAATTGAAAGGAGCTATACACATGAAAGAAAACACGATCAAGGCCGCGCTGGCGGCCGCCCTGGGGGCGCTGTGTGCCTACGGGGTGCAGCTGCTGGTTCCGGTGCTGGTGCTGGTGGTGGTGATGCTGCTGGACTACGCCACGGGCATGACCAAGGCATGGAACGCCGGGGAGCTGTCCTCCCGGGTGGGCCTGCGGGGCATCCTAAAGAAGGTTGGATACCTGGTCATCGTCGCCGTGGCCGCTGTGGTAGACTGGCTGCTGCGCTACGGAGCCGACGCCCTGGGCTGGGACTGGCCGGTGGAGTTCCTGTTTGCCAGCATTGTCATTATCTGGCTGGTGATCAACGAGCTGCTGTCCATCCTGGAGAATGTGTCGGCCATTGGGGCCTCGGTGCCTGCTTTCCTCCAGGCCCTGCTGAAAAAGTTGAAGGTACACACCGAGGACACGGCGGCGGACAAGCTGCCGGGAGAGGAGGACAACAACAATGAGTAAGCGAGTGTACATCAGCCCCAGCGACCAGACGGAAAACCGCTACGCCTGGGGCAATACCAACGAGCACGTCCAGTGCCAGAAGATCGCCGAGGCGGAGGCTGCCGCCCTGCGCCGCAGCGGCGTGGAGGTGAAGCTG